GTTGTGTCAGCGGTATTATCAGTCGCGTGTTGGATACAACGTAGTGATGGGTTCTAGATACAGCACCAACCTATTGTTTTTTAGTTACGCTCTGCCTGTTGTTATGCGGACAACCCCATCAGTTTCAAATGCAAGTGGGTGGTCTGCTTTAAACACTACTGCAAGTGAACAAAGCGCAGCTTCAACCCTTAATACTGTAATTACCTCAACTGGTGGGAATGTTGATGTGGTAATTAACTCGTCTTTTAATCCAGCGAGTTATATTTACTTCATAGACCATTACTCCACCTCAGTACCAACTTTATTTTCTGCGGAGTTATAAATGTACAAAGTAGGCGAATTTCAATCAGATGCTGGCGTAAAGCACACTTCAATCATTCGTGTATCTGACGGTGCGGCAATCCCAACAGACCCCGCCAACACAGATTACCAAGAGTTTTTGCGTTGGAAGGCGGAAGGCAACGAACCATTACCAGCAGACGACAATGGGCAAGCCGCTGAATGACCTGACTGGCTCAAGGTATGGCGCTCTTGTGGCGCTACGCCTTGGCGTAAAGCAACGCAAAACCAGTGGTGCTTGGTGGATGTGCGCCTGCGACTGCGGCACTGTTAAACACTTGCCCTCAAGCGATTTGGTTGCTGGCAAGATTTCTTCTTGCGGCTGCCAGCATGGTCAGCGAATTGGTCTTGCTTGCACAACACACGGTAGAAGTAAAAGCCGCACATACAAGCTGTGGATGGCGATGCGAAACCGATGCAACAGAATTAACCAAGACTACTCATGCCGAGGCATTACTTACGACAAGCGTTGGGATGACTTTGCAAATTTCTTGTCAGATATGGGCGAAGTCCCTGATGAAATGAGCCTTGATAGAATTGATGTCAACGGCAACTATGAGAAGGCAAACTGTCGCTGGGCAACCCGTGAACAGCAAGCTAACAATACCCGTGCCAATGTGTTTTTAGAATACAACGGCAAAAAGCAAACCGTAACCCAATGGGCAAAGGAACTTGGAATGAAGCCAGACAAATTACGTAGCCGCTTGCGTTATGGTTGGACAACACAACGTGCGCTGGCTGAAGGGAATGAGCCTCTTCCCGCAGACGAGTAAAACGGGCACAATAGAGCCCAGTAAGGAGCACATCTATGGCAAGCACATACTCCCCCAATCTGCGGGTTGAGCTAATTGGCACTGGCGACCAAGCCGGTACGTGGGGTACGACCACGAACAACAACCTCGGAACCCTGCTTGAGAACGCAATCTCTGGGTACGAAGCTGTAAGCGTAACGTCAGCCAACCAAGCCCTGACCGCTTTAAACGGTGCCGACGATCAGTCGCGCAACCTGATGCTGAACTTCACCACAACCACCGGTGCAGATTTCGCTGTCTACGCTCCGCCCTCACCCAAGACGTATATCGTCAAGAACAGCAGCGCCTATGCGGTGTCGATCTACAACTCCACAGTGCTTGGTAACACGACAGCGGCGGGTACGGGTGTGGCTGTCCCAGCGGGTAAAACCGTTAGTGTTTGGTCTGACGGCACGAACATGGCAGCGCAGATCACCCATCTTGCGGCGCTTACGCTTACCTCTGACTTAGCCATCGCCGACGGCGGTACTGGGGCATCTGATGCTGTAAACGCCAGAGCAAACCTTGGTGTGACTATTGGCACGAACGTGCCTTCTCCCACTGGCACAGGTGCTTCTGGTACGTGGAATATCAGTGTTAGCGGCAACGCGGCGACAGCCAATAACATCACGAACTCAGGCGGATGGAGCGTGACTCCAAGCGGCACGAATCTGTTTTTCAACTACAACGGAACAAACGTTGCCAAGCTGGACTCATCTGGTAACTTCACTGCGCTGGCTAACGTAACCGCTTACGGGACAGTTTAAACATGTCAGGACCACTGCCTTCCTCCGGCCCGCTCTCGCTTACTGATATTCAGGACGAGTTTCTGGGGACTGCGCCCATTGGTTTGAGCGAATACTACCGTGGCGGTCCATATGTTCCAGACAGTTCAAGCACGGCTACGGTTCCTACCTCGGGGACAATTGCGGTCAGTAACTTCTACGGCACTCGCCGCAGGATCGCTATTCCCTTGACAATCTCATCGCCCACATACAACTACGACGTTTACTCAAACCGTGGCCCCAGCTACGTAGCGGGTATTTCCGACATCAACGTCACAGTAAGCCCCGGAGTACGGGTGGGTAGTACTTCCACTGGCACATATGCCATGCTGGTGCCCAGCAGTTTTAACGCTGAAGACACCATCACGATTACCAACAACGGCTACATCCAAGGCATGGGCGGTACAGGCGGTGCGTCTCAATATGCAGCCCAGCCAAGTGGCGGCAATCCCGGCGGTGCCGCAGGTAATGCACTCTATGTAAACCGTCCGACGACTATTCAGAACAACAGCGTTATAGCTGGTGGCGGTGGTGGTGGCGGTGGTGGAGCCGGTTGGACGCCCGATAAAGGTGGCTCTGGCTGGGGTGGCGGTGGCGGCGGTGGCGCTGGTTATAACGTCGGTGCTGGCGGTGCTGGGCCCTATGGCGGTAACAATGGTACAAACGATGCTGGCGGTACAGGCGGTCCCGGGGATACAGGTATTACAGGCGGTACAGGTGGTGGTCGCGGTGCGGCTGGTGCTACAGGTGGTGCTACGGGCGGTGCAAACCCACGTCCCGGCGGTCCCGGCGGTGCGGCAGGTTATTATTTGGTTGGCAACCCATTTGTCACATGGTCAGCTACTGGTACGCGCGAAGGCAGCGTGTCTTAATTGGAGTACGTATGAACAAAGTTAAATTCAAGATTATCGGCTACGATGACGCAAGCGACTCGATTATTGTTTCGTTTGCCTCTGACACAACTGCTAGCCAAGACCCGGATGCCTACACCCCAGTAGCTTTGCAGCCATTAAACATGTGGCCCGACATTACGGACGTTAATGAGTTGAAGAAGCGCATTGCCATGTCTGGTATGTACCAAGCCCAGCGTCAGGAAGAGCAGGAAAAGTTCAAATCTGACCCCAGCCGTATAGAGGCAATCAAGGCTTTGGTTGGGCAGACCCACGAGTTCACGGTGGAAGAACTGACGGCACTCGCTCCCCCCGCTCCTATTGCTACGGTGTAAACATGATTCGTAAGCCCTTTGCTGCCTTTGGGTACGTCCTCTACGCCAACTACTATGAGGCTGGGTACACTGTCAATGCCGCGTCTAGTGCCGATAGTAAGACTGTGCTTCTGTTCACTGAGGGTAGCTTTACCATTCGTGACAAAGAGACCGGTGAGATTGCGCATGAGTGCGTCCCCGGCTGGATAAACTACGGCAACTACCAAGACCGTGCGTTTTCGTGTGTGTCTAATACCGACAGCGTCTCATGGTGCTATGACCCCAAGGTAAACAAGGATTACGTACCCATTATCGAGTTGGTTGCGCTGAAGACTGGGGAAGCCATCGCGCTCCCACAAGACACCAAACTGTTCCTTTGCTCAGGCACGGTGACAATCAACGGACAGACACAGACTGGCCCTAAACAAATCTCCGTAAAGTCAGCTAACGTTACGGCAACGGCTACTACGGATGTGTACGGATTCATCTTTAAGTGAAATACGCGGCGAAGCTGGACTATTCAATTGACACGACACCCCTCGCGTCATCCAGCATCACGCCCCTGCGGGACTACGGCAAGTTACAACGCTACGGTAAGGGTATGCCCGGCGACTATGTGGCACAGAAAGAAGAGGGCTGGGCGGCGCGGAACAACGGACTCAGTAACGCCGATGCCTTTATTGACCAGCTCCCAGAAAAGCTCCTGCAACTGGAGCGCCCGTACGTCATTATCCTAGAGCTGCCCGCCTCCGCTACCAACAATCCCGTCCTGCCTGCGCACAGGGATTACAACAAAACATGCGGTGTAAACGTCTATCTTGAGGCACACGGGGAAGTCACGACGTTTTATAACTGGAGCCGGGACCGGCAAAAGTGTGAGTATGTGGAGGAGTTCTGCGCCGCACAGGGGGAGGTCTGGGCTATGAATACGGATGTACCCCACTCTGTTGCCTTGGTGCCGAACAAACCGCGTAGTATGCTGTCGTTCTGTTTTACTAAGCTAAAATACGACGAGGTGCTGTCATGCTTTCCAAACCACTAATTCGGGAGACCGAGGTAGACAACGGACGCAAGATTAGGGTTTACGATAACGTCTTCGACATGGAATACCGCAACCGAGTCTATCGGTTTGCTCAAGAGTCGTCGTTCCGAATCGGCTGGACAGACTCAACTGCGGTAGAGAACAAGAAGTATCAGTCACTACACTCTACGTACTCTCCTGACGACGTGGCGCGTTTAGGCATATTGGAGCAGTTAACTAAAACCCCGGTAGCTCAAGAGATGTCAGGGTTTACCCTAGATAATTGTGTATTGAACCTATCTACCGCCGCCGACGTTAACTTTGTGCATGCGCACCCGGAAGACAAGGTCCTACTGTACTACGTCAATCTGGACTGGCAAGACGGCTGGCACGGTGAGACGTTGTTCTACGATGAGACGGGTAAAGAGGTGGTGTTTGCCAGTGCATATACCCCCAACCGGCTAGTCGCGTTTGACGCCAAGATACCGCACACGATTCGCCCGCAGTCACACCTTGCGCCGCAGTACCGATTAACGCTTACTCTAATCTACAAAAAATGTTCATAGTCGTAGATAATGTACTTGATGACGATAGCCTAAAAGTTGTACAGAAATACTTTTCTGAGATAAGCTCTAGGCAAATGACGTGGGTAGATGGCGATTTAGACAAGATGCTGGGGTATCAATCACCCTTGTCAAAAATCTTAAATGCAGTTTCGTGTGCATTTGATTTATCCGAAATGGCTGGTGTTGAACAGTGGGCGCACTATGGTACAAAACCTGATTGGCATGTGGATAAGGATGAGGTATTGTTTAAACGTACCGGAGAGTTGGCTTGCCCCATTTGTAGCATTGTGTTTTACGCCAATATAGACGAACTAATTGGTGGTAACTTCATGGCTAGAGATCTGCACGTAGCCCCCAAAACCAACAGATTATTAGCTTTTGGGCCAAATGTTTTGCACGGGGTTGAATCTTACGCTGGCACTCGCATGTCTGTGGCAGTCAATCCGTGGGCTAAAAAGCCGGAGGGGTACTGATGTTATATCCAGTGCCGCCTGTTAATGGGTTTAATAAAGAGGACATGGCTCACTGGGATGGATTCCTGACTGATGCCGAAATCAACCTCATTCTGGCTCAGCCTGAGTGGTTAAAGACAGAACACGCCTGCGTAGGGGCTGGGGATGTAAACGAGGGGATTCGACGCACCCAAGTGGGCTGGGCGGGCAACAAACCAGAGCTATTGCCTATTTGGGAGAAATTGGCTAAAGTTGTGACTGAGGTTAACCGACGGTTCTTTCAGTTTGACTTGACTGGGTTTTATGAACCCATGCAGTTTGGTGTATATAGCGCTGACAGTAGTGGGCACTATGACTGGCATACAGATGCCACAGCCAGAGATTTAGGTACGCCGCGCAAGCTGTCAATGGCAATGCTGTTGTCTGACCCGGCTGAGTTTGAGGGTGGCGAATTCCAAGCACGCATATCCTCTGATGAAATTATTAAGCTTGAGACAAAACGCGGTCGGGCATGGTTTTTCCCATCTTACACCATGCACCGTATTACCCCCGTAACTAAAGGTGTGCGTCGATCGTTGGTATTGTGGGTTGGTGGCCCACCCTTTAAGTGAGACGAAGATGGACCCAATTAGTATTTTTATGGCGGCTACGGCTGCGTTTAATACAGTCAAGAAACTGGTAGAAGCAGGTCGCGAAGTCGAAGACGTACTAGGTCAAATCGGCGTTTGGATGGGCAAGGCGTCCGAGTTAAATGCTGCGGACAGCAAAAAGCCCGGATTGTTTAAACGTATTGGCAGCGGCAAATCTGTCGAGCAAGAGGCAATGGAGCAACTCCAGCGTAGAGAATCTATGCGTAAGCAGCACCTTGAGTTGATGTCTATGGTGAAGTTAGCCTACGGGCCGCAGGCGTTTGAAGACTTGATGCACATGCAGCGTCAGATTAAGCTCAAGCGCGAGCGAGAAATTATCTTTCAACAGCAACGCCGTCGAGATATG